CATCTATAATTAGTAAGGATGGATTTAGAATCCAAAAAACAACCGAAGGTTCAAAACATGCCAACTGGATGTTCGCTGTATACTCCAACAGGAAGGAGAATATCAAAAGACTTTTGAATGAAAATGGAGTAGATACAAGACCAATGTTCTACCCAGTAAACTCAATGAAACCTTACCTTTCTGATGAAATTTATAGTGCTGCTAATGATTTAAGTTCTAAAGTACTAATGCTTCCATCATACCCCGAATTAAACGATGGTCAGATTGAGAGAATATGTGAATTGGTAAAAAAATCTGCTGTGAATTAATCCATGGAAATGATTATCAGAAAGATAAGGAAAGAAAACGAAGATTTAAAAACTTTTACAAGTAATCTTGGAAGCTCATCCGACACTTTCACTTATTTTAGGTCAAGGAGTTTCGATGTGTTGGATAACCACATACTCACAGTTTTGGGTTGTGTAAAAAACAATCCAATAGCTTATGGTCATTTAGATAAGGATGGTGATACTGTTTGGTTGGGTGTTTGTGTCGTAGGTTCGGAAGTTGGAAAGGGTTACGGTAAAAAAATAATGGATTTTTTGATTGATTCGGCTAATAAAAAAAAATTAGACTTAAAACTCTCCGTCAAAAAAGACAACGAGGTTGCAATAAAACTTTATAAAAATTACGATTTCAATATAGTTAGCCAAGACAAAATAAATATGTTCATGGAAAAAAAATATGAAAATTAATGTATGCTCTCTATTTAGGGATTCCCAGCATTGGTATGGTCACGACATTAAACAGGTTGATAGATACTTCAATCAGATCTACAAACAAGAAACCTTTTTAAAAAAACAAATACCGACTTTTCAAGGTTTTAACATTTTTGCTGGAGAAAAAGATTCTAAGGACGATACTAGGAAAGTTTTGGAACGGTATCAGAAAAATGATCATAAAATACATATTTTTGATACTCAATCTAGCGGTTTTGAGGTTGAATCTACATATAAAAGAATTAACAACATAGCTGGAGTAGCGAACAGTCTACTAAATAAGTCTTTGGAAAATGAATCTGATTATACTTTATGGATAGAGTCCGATCTGATAATAGAAAGAGATGATTTAGTTTTCGAATTGTACAAAAAACTTAAGGTCGAAGAATCTTCTGCTATAGTGGCCCCTATCATTTGGAGCAATACATCCCGCAAATCATTTTTTTACGACACTTGGGGTTTTGTTTGTGAAAATGAAACTGTCTGGAGAAATGCTTACCCATTTAATATAAATTATATATTAAGTGGTTACAGATATCTAGACATGAAATCTGTCGGCTCTTGTGTATTAGCAAAAAATAGCTTTATTTCCAAAGACCACTTTGGGACTGATGCATTTAGAGATTTTTGTAAAAATACAAAAAATAAAGGCGGTAAAATATTTTGCGATAAACACCTTGAAATATACCACCCTTCTGATCATTATATTAACAAAAGGCAAATTTAGATGAAAAAAATAATCATTACAGGAGTTACAGGTCAAGACGGAAGCTTTATGGCTGACTACCTCTTGGAGAATACAGAACATACTATTATAGCTGGTGTTCGCAGGTTGAGTGTCAAGAACCACGTTAACATCCAGCATCTTCTAGATCACCCTAGATTTAGGTTGATAGACCTTGATGTCGCCGATCAAGCTAATACTGAGCTAGTTATTTCAGAAGAGAAGCCTGATTACTTTATCAATTTTGCTGCTAATTCTTTTGTTGGTGTGAGCTGGAAGATGCCAGTTAACCACATGGAGACTAATGCAATGGCTGTTCTGTATCAGCTTGAGGCTATTCGTAAGCACTGCCCCGACTGCAGATATTACAATGCTGGCTCTTCAGAGGAGTTTGGGGATGTTTTGTATTCCCCTCAGTCAGAGCTTCACCCCATACGTCCAAGAAGCCCGTATGGGGTTTCTAAGGCTAGTGCGAGGCACATGGTTAAGGTGTGGAGAGACTCCTACGATCTATTTGCTATCCAAGGCTGGTTATTTAACCATGAAGGAACTCGCCGTGGAGAGGAGTTTGTTACTCGTAAAATTACCAAGAATGTGGCCCGTATTAAAAACGAATATGTGTCAGACGGTTTTAAGCCCCTTGAGTTAGGTAACGTTGATGCGAAAAGGGATTGGAGTGACGCCGAAGATTTTGTGGAAGGTGTTTGGTTGATGTTGAACCAAGAGGAACCTAGGGAGTATGTCCTATCCTCCAATAACACCCACACCATTAGAGAGTTTGTGGAACAAGCTTTTAACTTTGCGGGTTTTGCGTTGGAGAAGTGCGAATGGGTGGGGAAAGGCGTGGATGAGAAGTACACACACGAAGGGAAGACCCTTATGTGTGTGAATCCAAAGTTCTACAGGCCAGCTGAAGTGGAGTTGTTATGGGGGGATTCTTCGGAAGCTCGCAGAAACCTTGGGTGGAAGCCCAAGACGGACTTCACAGGGCTTGTGAGAAAAATGGTTGACCATGACATGAATAAGGGTTAACTTGGCCATGAATGGCTAAACCTAAAAAGATAAGCAAGAGAAACATCTTGATTAGACTAGTGGACGTTCCCGATCAAGGGAAGCGTCCATTCTACGCTAGGGAGATGAAGTTCTTGAATACCCTTTGCGATAGGTATTCTTTGGAGTTTATGAACATAGTGAACTTTCAGAAGAGGTTCTACTCATTGGCTTACCTAGTTAGCCCTAAGCTCAAAGAAACTATGGACAGGAAGTTTAGAGCTTTTAATTATGTTGTTGACAACTCTCGCTATCCAGATTATGATCTGGGTGAAAAGTCGGGGCAGGACATCAGTTTTACCCCAAAAAGAAAAACCCTAAAAGATTTTTTAGATGAGTAAAGAACAGAACCCAAATACAATGCTGAAAGGTTTCCTTAAGGAAACGAAAGATGATCACTACAACTTTGAAGATGAGATCAACTATAAGGTCTCTAGCGGGTCACTTCAGTTCGATTTACAGCTTGATGGAGGGTTTGGACCCGGATTACATAGATTCGTAGGCATGAACGAAGGAGGGAAAACCTCTGAATCGCTAGAGGTAATGAAAAACTTCCTAAAGATGCCGGGTGCTAGAGGGGTGTTCATTAAAGCTGAAGGTAGGCTTTCCCCGGAGATGAGAAAAAGGTCAGGTATTAACTTTGTCTTCAACGCTGATGACTGGGTCGATGGCACTTGTTTTGTATTTGAGTCTAATATCTACGAGGTTGTGGTTGACCTTATGAGGAAGCTTGTTCAGTTCAATGATGACAAGACTAAGTATTGTTTTGTCTTAGATTCTGTGGATGGACTTATACCTAAGAATGATGTAGATAAAAACTTTGAAGATTCTACTAAGGTTGCAGGGGGTGCTGTGATAGCAGGTGTATTCATGAAGAAGATGTCTATCGCCCTGCAAAAGAGAGGGCATATGGCTATATTTATTTCCCAAGTCAGGGCTGATATCAAACTTGACCCATACGCCAAGGGTCCGGTCAGACAGACTACTGCTACAGGGGGTAACGCTTTGCTCCACTTTGCCAATTGGATCATACAGTTCGAACCCCGTTATAATGGGGATATGATTTTGAGGAACCCTTCTGTAAAGAAGATAGACCCTAAGACAAACCCACCGATAGGACACTTTGCGAAAGTAACTGTGAAGAAGTCACCAAACGAAAAGACTAATATGTCTATCAGTTACCCTGTAAGATATGGACAGGAAGGTGGAAGGTCAATATGGGTGGAGAAAGAGGTTGTAGACTTATTGTCGGCTTGGGAGTTTGTCAAAAAGAGTGGGTCTTGGATTAGTATAACAGAAGATTTCAAAGAAGTCCTATCGGAAACAGAATTTAGTTTACCTGAAAAAGTTCAAGGAGAGAACAACCTTTTTAAACTTATTGAGGAGAACCAAGGTCTTTGTGAATTCCTCATTGGTTATTTCAAGAATGCCATTCAGGAGTTTTCATGAAGTTCTACACTGTCGATGGCAAACTAAGAAACCTCAAGAACCCCAAGAAGTACCATATAAAATGGGAGGCTTCAAGCTTGAGCAAGTTTCAGAAAGGGGTTAAGGACTTTCTGTTCCCTTTTTGGAAGAATGATGTTGTCTTTGAAGAGTTTAGAATAGTAGGTAGTAGGCTCTCCTTGGATTTTTACAACGCCAATAAAAGGGTTGCTGTAGAGGTCCAAGGGGCGCAACACACTAAGTTTGTTAAGCACTTTCACAAGAATAGGTTAAAATACTTGGAACAGTTAAGGAGAGATCAGAAAAAGCTGGACTTCTGTGAAATGAACGATATAACGATGGTAGAGATCTACCCAGAGGATACTGTAGACAAAGCCCTATTTGAGAAGCAAGGTATATATTTATGAACGAAGAAGAGTTTCCATTCACCATCCCAGAGCAATTAGTCTCTAAGATATACGACCTGTCTGGAGATTCAGATAAGTACAAAGGCGTTATACTGGCGGTAGCGTCTGAAGATGGCAGTCCGATGGTTTACTCTAAATTTGATTCTACTATAATGGAGTTAGGTTTAAGGAAAGCGTTAGAAGATTGGGTTAAAGGAACATCAGAAATGCAAGGATTGACAGATGATTTATAATTACGAACTAGAAAAACAGCTGTTGGCGGGACTCTTAAAAGATCCTGAGAGTTACATAGATATAAGCGACTTTATCGGGAACGATGATTTCTACTCAGAAGATACATCGCTTCACTCCGCTGTATTCAGGGTTGTTCAACAAGCTATTTCCAACGGAGATGAGATAGATGAGATCATCATTGCTCAGCGTGTTAGCGACATAGGTTTATCATTCCGAGACAATCTTAATCCTTCTGATTACATCAAGTCTTTGGCAATGCGGAAGGTTCCGAAAGGCAATCTTATAAAGACTGCTAAGGAGCTTAAGAAGTTTACAGTCCGAAGACAAATGCTTAACTCTTGTGAAGAGATAGGTAGGAAGATGAAATCTATGTCAGCAGATGCAGCTTACTCTCAGATCATAGAGGAGGCTGATAGTATTTATAACGCTCAGGTAAATCTGTTTGAGATTGGCGATAACACCCCAGACAATATCTATGATGATATGGAGGCTCTGATTGAGGAGCGGGGTAATAACCCTATCGAGGAGTTTGGTATGATGGGGCCACACGAGAAGATTAATGACATTTATGGATCTTTGCTTAGACCCGGTAACATAACTGTGATTGTAGCAAGGTCTGGGGTTGGTAAGACCCAGTTCTGTATGGATTACGCTACCAAGGTTGCTCTCAAGTATGATGTCCCTGTTCTCCATTTCGACAATGGAGAGATGAGTAAAGAGGAACTTATTATGAGACAATGCGCTGCACACTCAGGTGTACCTATGCACCTTTTGGAGAGTGGTAGATGGAGGCAAGCTGGTGAGGAAGTGGTGGCCAAAGTTAGGTCAGTCTGGCCTAGGATTAAAGGTTTGAAGTTCTACTATTATAATGTCGGAGGAATGGACGTTGACACGATGGTTAACACTTTAAAAAGATTCTACTACTCCACAGTTGGGAGAGGCAACAGAATGGTCTTCTCTTTTGATTACATCAAAACATCTAATGAGTCTTCTGCTAACAAGAATGAGTGGCAGGTTGTA